AGAGGAATTGATTCTCGTTTTATTGGAGAATCTGTTGGATTGCTTTGCAATACTGCTTCTCTACCTGGAAGTTCTTTTGCGACAGCAGATATTGTTGGTAATTATACTGGTGTTGCCGAAAAAATGGCACATACCAGAACATTTACCCAAATTGATTTAGAATTTTATGTTGACAGGTCTTATAGAACTATAAAATTTTTAGAGCACTGGATGGAATTTGTGAGTAGTGGATCACAAGAACAACCATATCAAGATGGATATTATTTTAGAATGAGATATCCTGATGAATATAAGTGTAACGCAACAAGAATTGTAAAATTTGATAGGGATTATAAAAATTATATTGAATATACTTTCTATGGATTATTTCCATTAACTTTAAATTCTACTGCTATATCTTATGAATCGTCTGGGATTTTAAAGGCAAGTGCTTCTTTCAGTTATGAAAGATATGTTTGTGGAAGAACTTATAGTATTGATATTGCTAGAAATATGGATAATAACTTAGTACCAGAGTTGGCAACTAATTTTTTAAATGAAACGAATTTAAATAAACCAGTATATATTCCAATGTCTGCTGGTGCCGCTGGTGCTGGTGGGGTTAGATTTAGACCTGCTAATATTTCATCAACAGAAGCAATTGTAACTGGTCAACTTTACGATCAACTCCCATCAGCAAAAAACTTTAATTCTGTAATAGGAACTAGAAGAACCCTCTAAATATTTTTATATGAATTGTAAGGATTATTATGCCTTTACCCAAAATTTCCACACCAACTTATGAGTTGGAAATTCCTTCTTCAAAAAAGACAATTAAATACAGACCTTTTCTTGTTAAAGAAGAAAAAGTTTTAATTATCGCAATGGAAAGTGAAGATAGTAAGCAGATTACAAATGCCGTAAAGAATGTAATTTCTGCTTGCATTTTAACAAAAGGTATCAAGGTTGAAGAACTATCAACTTTTGACATTGAATACCTATTCCTCAACATTCGTGGAAAGTCTGTCGGGGAAGATGTTGAAGTTTTGATTACTTGCCCAGATGATAATCTTACTCAGGTTCCTACATTAATTAATCTTGATGAGATTAAAGTTCAAGTTTCTGATGATCATTCAAGAGATATTAAACTAGACGATAATCTAATCCTAAGGATGAAATATCCTTCAATGGATGAGTTTATTAAGAGCAATTTTACTGCTGGAACCGAAATTGGTGTAACAGAAACTTTTGATCTTATTGCTTCTTGTATTGAACAGGTTTATTCGGAAGAAGAGTCTTGGTCAGCAAAAGATTGCACTAAGAAAGAACTTTTAGAATTTATTGAGCAGTTGAGTTCAAAGCAATTCAAAGAAATTGAAACATTCTTTGACACAATGCCAAAACTTTCTCATACAATATCAGTTAAAAATCCAAAAACTGGTGTTGAAAGTGAAGTTGTATTGGAGGGACTTACTTCTTTTTTCGGGTAAGTATGGCTCATGAAGATCTTGAGTCATACTATAAGGTTAATTTTGCCTTAATACAACATCATAAATATAGCTTGACAGAGTTAGAAAATATGATACCTTGGGAGAGAGAAATTTATCTTTCTCTTCTCAAGCAGTATATTGAAGAGGAAAATCTAAAACAAGGAATAAATGGCTGAGATAAAATCGCCACTGTCGGGAGGATTGAGAATTGCTAGAAGAACAGTGTCTGCAGATGCTTTTGTTAGAGCAACACCTGCACCCACTCCTGCTGCTCAGCCAGATCCAGTTACAACATCATTAATTCAGAGAAACTCGTTAGCATTAAATTCGGTTTCCGAACAATTATCTGCACTGACACAACAAGTTAACTCATTAAACGTTGCGATGCAGAATGTTTATGGGAATGTTAGTCAAAGTGCTGCATTAGAAAGAAGACAAACTGCTCAGGAACAAGATCAAGAAAGAAGACTTGCTGAGCAACAATTAAGAGAAGGAAAAGAGAGTATTATTGAACGAAAGATACAAAATGCTCTTGTATATCCTGTACAAAAAGTTGCAGCAAAAGCATCATTTACTCTATCTCGTTTAATGCAATTTTTTACCACTCTTCTGGGTGGTTGGTTATTGCAGCAAGGTATAGAAACTATCAAGGCCCTTGGTGACGGAAATAGGCAAAAGTTAGAAGAAATTAAAAATAGTGTCATTAAAAATCTTGGTATTATTGGTGGAATATATGCTGGAATTAGGTTTGGATTAACTTCTGTATTCAATATACTAACAAGAGTTGCTGCTAGGGTTACAACTGCTGTTGCAGTTGGATTATTTTTAAGACCCGTTCAAGCACTTCTTGATGGTGTAAAGGGAGCAGCAAATAAACTTATACCTAAAATTAAAAATATTCTCCCCAATTTTTCAAATAGTGGTAAAGGAACACCACCGCCAGCAACACCACCGCCAGCAGCAACACCGCCCCCCGCAGGTCCGGCAAGAACAGTAGCAGAAGCAGAACAAAGAGTTTCGGGGCAAGGAATAAACAGATTTGGGTTAACTTCTATACTCACCGGTGGTGCATTAGGAACTGGTTTAGACATTGCCGGAGGAGAAGATCCTGCAAGAGCAGCAGCAGGTAATTTTGGTGCTGCTGGATTATCAGCTATGGCAGGAAATTTTGCCTCTAAAATTCCTGGACCACCTTGGTTAAAATTATTAACTGGGCTCGGTGCTGGGGCTTTTACTTTCAGTGAAACAATAGATCCAGTGAAGGGTTTTTATGATAAGACAACTGAAATGTTTGGTGGTGGTGCGTCTGGTGGACCAGGTGTAGATAAGAATCTATTATCTACACCAATAACTAATAAAGTTACAGATATTGCTTTTAATTCTAATAATTTAATGGGTGATGAAAAAGAAACTTCCGACATAGCGACACAATCTGAAAAGCAAGATTTTAGCAAACCAGCACAATATGGAGAAATTAATGTTGCTCAGTTGATGGGTGTAGAAGCAATTAATTTGCAAGATGCATTTAGTTCTTCTGCATTAAAGACTCCCATTGCTGATATAACTCCAATAAAACAGGAAGCAAAAATGAAAGCAGAAAGTGTTGGTCCTTTACCAGAACCAGCACCTACAATTATTCCATTACCAATGGGTGGAACACAAGTTGCCGCAAAACAAGGAGCATCTGGACAAAATACTGGACCAGCAAACAATGTTCCAAGTATTGATCCAGAAAATCATAATAATTTTTATGTTGTTTATGCTCACTCAGTGTACAATGTACCGATGACATAATATGGCACAAAATCTTCAAGGGACTTTAATAAAATCAACAATAGGAGTAGATAAAATTAAAAAGTCTGTAATGACTTTTAATAAGAGTATTAACACTACTCAAAAAACGGCGATGAAGATTAATACTTCATTGTCAAATAGTAATCGCCAAAAACAACAATCAATAAGACTTTCCGTATCCAACTTTCAGAAAAGAAGAGAAGCAGTTAGAAGAAGAGAAAGAGAAGATATAATTGAAGCATCTGGAATTAGTGGGGCAATTAGAAGGCAGGGTAAAGTAATATCATCTAGCACAAAAGGTTTTCTTGGTAGAATATTAGATTTTATTGGAACTTTAATGGTTGGTTGGTTATTAAATAATCTTCCAATAATTATTCGTCTTGGTGAACAACTCATAACAAGAATGGGTAAGTTATATGTTGTTTTGAGATCTTTTGTGGGTAACGTTACAACAATACTTTCTGGATTTGGAAGTCTTTTAACGGGAACTTTTAGAAATTTAATTGCTTTTGATTTCAGCACTCAGAAGCAATTAATTGATAGTAGTCTGTCCAATATTCAAAATGGAATGATAGGTATTGAAATGGACTTTAATAGAGCAATAGATCTTCTTTCTCAACCACTTGATCTTGGATTTGATGAACTAGATATTCCAGAAGAAAGGGGTGAAGCACCACCTGCTGCACCGGAAGATGTCCCTACTACTCCTAGTGGGGGTGAGAAATTTAAACCATTATTAGATTTAATTTCTTCTGGAGAATCTGCTGGTGGTGGATATTCTGCAATGTATCCCGGTGAGTCATATCCTCAAATATTGAATATGAGCATTGCAGAGGTTATTCAATTTCAAAAACAAAAATTAAAAGATGGGAGAAAATCCGCAGCAATTGGTAGATATCAAATGCTTTATCCTGAAAGTTATGCAAAAGCAGCTGGACTTCCTTTAACTGCTAAGTTTTCCCCGGAAAATCAAGATAAGATGGTAATTGCATATCTCAAAAAGAATAGAAGACTTAGTGAATGGGAACAGGGAAAAATAAGTGACGAATCTCTTAGTGAAGAACTAGCAAGAGAATTTGGAGCTTTTAGAAGTGCTAGTGGGTATGTTTTGCCGGGAAATACTGGAAGCATTGGATTCAGTAAATTAAAACCAGTTCTACAAAAAATAAAATCAACACCAGCGGCACCAGCAACACCAACACCAGTAACGCCAGTAACAGGATCTCGTGTTGTTGATACCGCTAAAATATCACAAGGTGGAAATAGAACAGTAGCACTGACACCAGGACAGGGATTTGGTGCTTATAGAAGTCCTACTAGATCACACGCTGGTATTGATATTCATACTAGTGGGCAAACAGGTTGGTTAGTTGGATTTAAAGGATCAGGTACAGTAACCTACGCTGGTGTTGGTGGTGGGTATGGAAATCTGGTTATTATTAAATCTGGAAATACCGAATATTACTTTGCGCACCTTGCAAGAATAATGGTTAAATTGGGAACTTATAATGGGCAAGTAATTGGTGAAATTGGTAATACTGGTGGATCGAGAGGAATACATTTACACTATGAGGTAAGACCAAATGGAAGACCAATTGATCCAAAACCATATCTAAACCTATTAGATATTGGAAGGCAAACTGCTGCACCTCAAACTGCCGCAAAACCAGCAACTTCAACAGGAATACAAATCGCAAGCGCAAAACCACCAACCACACAAGTTGCAGGAAAAGTTACACCAGAAAGAAAGGGACAAACAGTAGTGGTTCCAATACCAGAAATGCAAGTTGCACAAGCACCACAACAAGTTCAATCTTCATCTGGTGGTGGACTAAATGTTTCTATTGATAAAAGTGGATTAAATAGATATATCGAACAAAGTCAGTATCTTTCCCTAGCGTAATTATAAATGGCAGCAATCGACAGGTCAATATACGAAACACTTATTCTCGAGTCAAGAGATGGAAAAAAAACTGTCGATGTTAGATTAGGAACGGTATCTATCGACTATTACGAAGACATTTTTTCACCAACAGTTACTGCAACAATGGTGATTACAAACTCTGGTAACTCTGTTCCAAAATCAGATAATCAAGGCAATCCAGATTTAGTTTGTATGACACCTGATGGTGAAATGCAATCAATTTATCAAGGTCTTCCGCTAAGAGGTGGTGAAAAGGTTTCTATTAAAATAGCGGGAAATTCTCCAACTAATCCTGGACTAGACTTTGCAACTAATCCTGAGGATAATCTTTATGTTTCGAGTATTGGAAATGTTATTAGTGAAAACCAAAGGGAGACATTCGTTTTATACCTATCATCAAAAGAAGCAATTATAAATGAAACTCAAAATGTTACTAAAAAATATCCAACTTCTTCCCCAATATCAGCATCTGCCGAGAATATAATTAAAGAATATATTGGAACTAATAAACCAGTTGAAATTGATCAAACATCAAATAAGTATGGGTTTGTAGGTAATTCCAAAAAACCATTTAGTCTTTTAGTAACTCTAGCATCAAAATCAGTTCCAGAAATATCAAAAGGAAATTCAACTGCTGGATTTGTTTTCTTTCAAACAAAAGACGGTTTCTTTTTTAAATCCTTAGATAGTTTAATTACACAAGAACCAAAAGCATCTTACACTTATACTGAAATTAATAAACATTCTTCCGAAAGAAATAATGATTTTAATATCTTATCATATACTACAAGCAAAAATCAAAAACTATTAGAAAATCTAAGAATGGGTGCATTTGCATCTGAAAGAATTGTTTTTGATCCTTCAACTTTTAGAACAACTATTTTAAATTTTGGAAAAGAAGAATATGCTGGAAAATCAAAAAATCTTGGAACAAAGATAGAACCTCCTAAGATTTCTTTTTCAGATGCGGCTGATCTAGATCTCGGAGAAACTACATCAAGAATAGTTGCAACGATTGCAGACATTGGAACATTTGATCCAAAAGTTTCATTAGATCAAAATGCAAACTCAATAAATTATCAGGCACAATCTTTAATGAGATACAATACACTTTTTACTCAAGTATTAAATGCAACTATTCCATCAAATACAAATTTGAGAGCGGGAGATATTATTGAGTGCCAATTTCCAAAAACAACTATTTCTAAAAAGAAAGAATTTGATCAGGAGCAAAGTGGTCTATATATGATTAAAGCATTGTGTCATCATTTTGATACCACTGGATCGTATACATCTTTGAAATTAATTAGAGATACATTTGGAAAATTCGGAACTAATAATAAGGTAGATTAAGGAATGTTAGATCAATCTCTCATAAAATCAAATTTCATTGGAAGGGATGGATTTGTATGGTGGATTGGTCAAATTCCACCAGAGGAAAATCATCAAGGACAAATTAATGGTGCTGGTTGGGGGCACAGATACAAAGTTCGCATTTTAGGATATGATTCTCCTAGAACATCAGAACTTTCAAATGATGAGCTTCGTTGGGCGCAAGTTATGCTCCCAACAACTGCTGGATCTGGTGCAGCAAACCAGGCAACAACTGTCTCAATCTCACCAGGAGATTGGGTTTTTGGATTTTTCTTGGATGGATCACCAGATTACAGTTTACCAGTAATCCTTGGTGTATTTGGCAGAACATCACTAGTCGGAACTAATCAATACATAGCACCTTTTCAACCATACACTGGATATACAAATAAGGTTGATAATGATGGTGCTAACCTCATAAAAAATGAGGCGAATGAAAATAATGCAAATGCACAAAAATCACCAAGACACGTATCACCAAATCAAGCAAAGAAAATTGGTCCAGATGAAAGATCTTATTATAGTGCAATTGGAGATACTATAAAAGCGGCAACTGGATCTACTTCAAGTGCTATTGAAAAAATATCAACTGAGATTGATAATTTTGTAACTAAAATACAATCAATTTCAGATAATGTAACTGGGGCAATTGGGAAAACAAAAGCATTAATTAAGGCAGAGATTGGAAAGATAACAGCAAAAATACAAAAAATTGCAAGTGGAATTGTCAATAATGTAATTAACAATTTATATAAAGCATTAGAACCAATATTAAATGCTGGATTAAAATTACTTTATAAAACAGTTTATGCAATTGTTTTTGCAGCAACTCAAAGTGATCCAATAGCACATCGGGCAGGAGTTGCGGCACAAGCAGCAATGATTGCTCCAGTTCAGGCAATTGAGGAAGCATTACCTTGTATTGCCAATTCAATACTAGGATCTATTGGAAATGTAATTAAAAATCTTCTGAGTTCAGTTGCAGACAATGTTGCCAATTTTGTGAGTTGTATTTCAGAACAATTCATTGGTGGTTTATTAAATCATATTGTTGGAGGAATAGATTCAATACTTACACCTCTTCTTGGTGGAGTTGAAAAGATTTTAATGGGATTTAATCTAATTTCATTTTTGAGATCAAGTGCAGAAGGACTATTAAGTAGAAATTTCAGACGCTCTTGCAATGAAATTGCTCCGAATTATAATTCCCCAACAAATCAATGGGTTATTGGTAAAGGTGCAAAAGAAGAACCAGGTATTCCTATAAAAACTATTTTAGAATCTGCTAATCTAGCAGCATCGATAGCAGAGTCTTTCATTAACACAGGAGAGGCAATAGATGATTTTGTAAAAGATGTTGGATCTCTTGACTTCTTAGGAAAAGGTTTCTCAAATCCAGGATTTAAAGGTCTTGTTTCTGATTGTTATGGAGGACCACCCTTAAATTGTGGTGGAGTTAAAGTTAAGATATTTGGAAGCAATGGATCGGGAGCATCTGCAAGAGCAATTATTGGTTCATTAGTTGGTGATGGACCAATTATAACTGGAAGTATTGTTGGATTTGAAATAGATGATGGTGGATCCAATTACGATTTCCCACCATTTGTAGAAATTATTGATGATTGTAAACAAGGATATGGGGCTGTGGCAAGATCAGTCATAGATTATGATGAAGAATCACCAACTTATGGGCAAGTGATTGAAATTTATATTGTTTCTGAGGGTGAAAATTATCCTGTTAGTGGTATAGTTGAAGAAACGAGTCCAGAACCACCGTATGTTATCGATGATATCGTTATCATTGAACCGGGAACTGGATATAAAAATACCGATACAGTTATAAATGCATCTACTCTTGATGTTGTTGGCGCTGTTGGCATTTCCACTACGAGTCCAATTTCATATGAAATACAGGTTGGTGGTAATGGAGAAATTGTCAAAGTATTGCCAATAAATAGTCAATTGAATAATGTTTTGGAAGTTAATGATTTGCCAGTTCTTAAAGTGATAAGTGAAACTGGTTATGGAGCAACTCTTAAAGCAAAACTCAAACCGAGAAAACAATATCAAGGTGAAGTTAAACAACAAATAGATTGTATCGGTAAATAATATGGCACAAAGACCTTTCGAAAAGCAAAATTGGCAAAGAAGAAAGTATCATTCTTTTAGTCCTCATTTTAGAATCGATACAGGAAACCCTCAAATGGGTTTGAATGGTAGTGATGTTTATAATTTGTATGGTGTAAATGATGAAAGAGATGTTTCTCTTGTAGGAATGTCTTTTGGTGGAATGTTTCATATCTACAATGATCAATCCATTGAAATTATAGGTGGTCAAAAAAGCACCACAACTGGAGTTGATATTATTATTACTGGAAAAAATGGTGATGTGTGGATTACAGCAGAGAAAAATGGTCAAGTTAGAATTCGTGGAGCAAATGTTGTAGTAGATGCTGATGAAAATCTAACTTTAAAGGCAGGAAATAATGTTAAAATTGAAGCAGGTAATAAAATAGAATTAAAATCAAATATTGCAAACTGTGATGCTCTTTCTGGTAATTTGGCACCAGAAAATGCAACTTTTATGAACGGTGTATTTAGAGGTACTTATGTGGTAGATAAAGCGTTAGGAACTCTTGGTGGTTTCTTATAAGAGGATCTTTTATGACATTTGAAGATAAGGAAAATTTAACTGATTTAAAAACTTTTACTGATGCTGTTTACTTTAATGATGATGCACATTTTTATGGAAATGCAAAACTTCTATCCAACACTGATGTAGAAGGATTTCTTAATCTAAATTCAAGTGCAGCGATAAAAGAAGTTTTTGAAAAAATAGTTGTTAAAGAGGAAATTTTAACTGGGGAAGTAGATATCAACATATATGAAGGATCTCTTATTAAATTTCAAAATAATGCGTCTGGCAATTTTGCTTTTAATTTTAAAGGTGAAATTAATACTTCAATGCCAAATAGAAGAAGTTTAACGATCACAATACTTTGTCCAATGGGATCAACAGCATATGTTATTAATTCTTCTGATCAAATTAAAATAGATGGTATTACGCAGTCTGTTAAATGGATAGGATCATCAACACCAGCTTCCGGATTTTCCAATTCAATCAACACATATACATTCGTAATTATCAAAAATAATATTGATGATTACACAATTTTAGGGTCTTTATCTAGATTTGGATAATTATGCCAATACTTGGATCTCTTTCATCATTAAGTGCAAGAGGATTTGGTTTTAATTCCCAATCCATATCAGTAGATGCAAGCGTAACTCCTATAAATCTAATTGAAGGTACGCAAATTACGGTCACGGTGGATACTGATGGTATTGCTGACGGGACAACACTTTATTATACAATTAGTGGGACGCTAGGAACAATTACTGCATCAGATTTCACTGATAATTCTTTAAGTGGTTCATTTACTATCACTAATGACAGTGGTTCTTTTACAAAAACCATAGCATCAGATGGTGTTGTAGAAGATGGTGAGGCATTTGTAGTTGAAATTAGACAAGATTCAATCACAGGCGCAATACTGGATACTACGGTTTCTGTTTATATTCAGGGATCTCAATCTACTGGAGTTGTTAGAATTCAACCATCAGTTAATGGAATAGAATTTTGGGATTTTGCCGCAAATGGTAATCTTATTTTAGATGGAGGAACATCAACATCATATACATTTACAGCTGCTACAAATATAAAATTTAAATCTTTTATTTGGGGTCAAGGTGGAAGTGGTCCTGGAAGTGGATTGGGTGGTTATTCGTATGGAACATTTAGTTTATCTACAAATGATAGTTTGTATATGCGTCTTAATTATGGTCCTGGACCATCAAGTCCTGGAAGTGGAAGTGGATTCAATCAAGGACAATCTGGCGGCGGACTTGCTGGTATATTTGCATCGTCAACTATCAATCAATCAAATTCACGTTTAATCGCTGGTGGTGGAGGAGGAGGGGCGCCCCCAGTTGGTGGATCTGGTAGTGCTTCTGGTGGTAGTGGTGGCGGTCCATCAGGTGGGAATGGTGGAAACTCGCCAGATTCAGTAACAGGTTCTACTGGTGGTTCTGGTGGTACACAGAGCGGTGCTGGTGGTGGAGGAGGTGGATCTGGATCTCCTGGTGCAACTCCTGGATCGGCTCTGCAAGGCGGAACTGGTGGACAAGGTTCTGGATCATATCCAAACTGGTCTGGCGGTGGAGGCGGAGGCGGAGGATACTATGGCGGCGGTGGAGGCGGCGGTGGAGACGACTATGGATCTGGAACCCGTGCTGCTTCTGGTGGAGGTGGTGGATCTGGATATGTTCATCCATCAGTAATTAATGGGTTTACTGGTGGATATTCGAGTGGATCTTCACACCCAGATAGAGGAAGTGCAGGAAATACAGGTCAAAATTCAAGAATTGTTCTTCAAGGTATTATTGCTCTTGAATATAGAGGTCAAGGAAGTAACGAAACATATTATGTAAATGTGCCAGCAACTTCAACATCAATGACAGCAAAAGTATGGGCTTCTGGTGGTCAGGGTGTTGGTGAATGTCCATCTGGATCTTTTAGTGGGGGAAGTGGTGGATATGTTCAAGGAACAATTCCAGTCACATCTGGAAGTAGTGTTCAGGTTTATGTTGGTGCTAGTGGATTAGGATCTCCTTCTGGACAATCTGGATCTGGTGCAGGAAGAGGTGGGGAACTCAGTAGAGTTGTTTATGGTGTAAATTACATGATTGCTGGTGGGGGAGGTGGTGCAGGACAAAATGGACAAGGTGGATATGGTGGTGGAAATGGTTCTGGTGGAGGTGGAACAGGAGCAAATAGTGGTGGTGCAGGAACACAAAGTGGTGGAGGAGGTGGTGGTTCTTCTGATGATAGAAATGGTGGGTCTGGTTCATATTTAAGTGGAGGAGAACCTGGCGGAAGTGGAATAAATCAAGGAAATCGTGGTGGTGGCGGCGGTTCTGGATATTATGGCGGCGGTGGTGGTGGTGGATATTCATATAGCAACTGTTCTGGTGGAGGAGGCGGAGGTGGATCTGGGATTATTTCCGGATCATGGACAAATACTGCATCTTATAATGGACAAACGGGAACTGGTGGAGGAAGACCTGCTGCAAACAGCAGTGATGAAAACTATGTGTCTGGATATGGAGGGAGCAGTCAAAACGGATTAGTTGTCCTTATCTTTGAATGACTTGACACCCGCCCCCAGACCCCCTATAATATGGAGGTAATCAACGGAACACCAAATGAGCACCGCACAAGAAACCGTACAGGGTATTGTGATTGATGTCTGCACCCGCACCTTCCTCCTTCTCAGCGATCAAGGCGGTGAGCGCCTGGTTGAGTGCGAGACCGTTCAAGAGTTTATGAATGTATTGGAAGTTGTCACTGCTCAACTGAATCCTGAGCAGATTGAGTATGCTGATGTTGCGATTTATGGCGAATGATGCTATAATATAAATATCGAAAAAGAAGGGAATGGAAGTTTTCACTGTGGCAGAGTTTCAAGAACGTTTTGATGAACTGATTGAGAGAGTGGAAAACGGAGAGAACATAGGAATAATAGACGAGAATGGTAGAGCAGCAGTTATGATACCTGTGGATGATGACCTCATACGAATATACACTGAGTGTAATAACGAGGCATCATAAACGCAAAAGCGAGTGAGACTTGGTAGTCAGAGGAGTCTTATAAACTCTTTCCGCCAGATTAGCGGCTTTGACCTGGTTCGAATCCAGGCACTCGTATTGCTATTCGCTGTTTGCGAATAGCGAATGCTGGTTTAGCAATCTGGCGAATGCAATCGACTCATAATCGATGGGAGGCGAGTTCGATCCTCGCAACCAGCACTTGACCACTATGACTTTTTGAGTTATAATGGTCTTACATCACGGGGCGGTGATGAAATCGGTAAACATTCCGGTCTTAAAAACCGGTGGCGCAAGCCTTGCGGGTTCAAGTCCCGCTCGCCCTACTTAAAATAAATATAAGATATGGGAAAACCCTATGTCTTATCGTATTGATCACGCATACTGCTGGTACAATAATGGCAGTATGATTGTGAAGATGTATTTTATCAATCACATTCCATTTACATTTGACGAACTTCCAGACGGACACTTATACGATCAAGATCTTTGTAGGGCAGCAGATAAAGAAAGGACGTTCGAACCAGAAGACTTATACAGAAACTCTTTCTATTTGATAGACGAAGAGGTCCACCCTTGCTTTTTTCCAGTTGAGTTAGAGAATCCTGAAGATATGCCTGATGATATTATTGAATATGATGAGGAGGATTTAATGGGATAAATAAAGCATAGAAATATCTTGGCGAATATAATCCGATGCCTCTTAATAAGCTAGAGAATTTTATCAAGAATACAGAAGGACGTATTCTTTATGTTAACCCAAATGATCTTGATGCTACTGATGGTGTTGAGAATCAGGGTAATTCATTAACAAAACCATTTAAAACGATTCAGAGAGCATTAATTGAGTCTGCTAGATTCTCATATCTAAGAGGCAATGATAATGATATCACTGAAAAAACCACCATTCTGGTGTTTCCTGGTGAACACTTAATTGATAACAGACCTGGTTATGCCATTAAAGATAATGGTGGTGTAGCAACAGCAGTTTCTCCAACTGGTGCGGAGTCATTTGCTGGTGCAGAATTAACTCTGACACTTAATTCCAATTTTGACCTTACACAACCAGATAATATTCTCTACAAATTTAATAGTATCAATGGTGGTGTTATTGTTCCAAGAGGAACTTCAATTGTTGGTCTTGATCTAAGAAAGAGTAAAATTCGTCCTAAGTATGTTCCAAACCCAACAGATCCTAATGTTCCAAATAGTGCAATTTTTAGAATTACTGGCGCTTGCTATTTCTGGCAGTTTTCATTCTTTGATGCAAATGAATTAGGTCTTGTTTATACCGATCCTTCCGATTTTTCCACAAATAATCAGTCAAGACCTACATTTTCTCACCATAAACTGACTTGTTTTGAATATGCCGATGGTGTAAATTTACCTGGTGGTTATAGTATTACAGACCTTGACATGTATTATAGCAAGGTCTCAAATGCCTTTAACAGAGCATCTGGAAGAGAAATTGATCAGAAATATCCAGCAGAACCAAATTCATTCGCCAAGCAAAGACCAGAATGGGAAATCGTCGGCGCATTTGCTGCGGATCCTATCCCCATTTCTTCAATTATTTCTGGTGATGGTGCTACGCCAGGAACAGTCGTTACAGTTACGACTCAAACACCACACGGATTAACTGGGGGAACACCCGTTAAAATTCGTGGAATTAATGTTAATGATTACAACATCTCAACAAAAGTTGCTTCAATCATTAGTCCCACAGTATTTACTTATGCATTATCTAACGTAAGGGCGAACTTACCAGCAGGCCCAGCAGCAGGACTTGCTCCTGGAGCAACAGCAGCAGTCATCATTGAAACTGATACAGTTTCTGGTGCTTCTCCTTATATCTTTAACTGTTCCTTGCGTTCAGTATGGGGTATGGGTGGAATGCACGCTGATGGTGCAAAGGCATCAGGTTTCCGCTCAATGGTTGTTGCACAATTCACTGGCGTTTCTCTACAAAAAGATGACCGTGCTTTTGTAAAATATAATCCATCAAATAGAACATACGATAGTATTGCCATTACAAAGGTAACTGGTGAAGCTCTTTCATCCGAATCCTCATCAATCAACCAGGCATTTGTTTATCACCTTGATCCTGACGCCATTTATAGAAGAGGTTGGGAAGTCAGTCACATCAAGATGTCAAACGATGCGTTTATCCAAATCGTTTCGGTCTTTGCAATCGGTTATACATTCCACTTTGATACTCGTAGTGGTGGTGATGCTTCCATTACAAACTCCAACTCTAACTTTGGACAGGTATCTCTTCTTGCTGATGGATTTAAGGTAGAATCATTTTCCAAAGATAACAAAGGTTATATTACATCAATCATTACACCAAGAGCAATTGTTAAAGATGAGTCGCAAATTGAATGGGTGCAATTTGATGTAACCAAGACAAAAGCGGTTGGTATTGATAATCACTTATACTTGTTAGGGTACACTAAGCAAGATATTGCCCCTCCAATTATTTCTCAGGGATATAGAATTGGTGCAAGAGTAAATGATATAGTTTATGTTGATGGTTATAAGGCAAATGTTCTTATGACCAATGGACCGATTGTTCCTCCCGCTACAACAATTTCTGGATCAAATAGTTCTGCTAAAACTTATAGTGTCACACTTTCAAATACCAATAATGGAACTGTATACACTGTTTCGGGTGGACATTCTTTAAGAAATGGTGAATCAATTCGCCTTTTCAGTGAAACTGGTGATCTTCCAGAAGGAATTGAAGAAAATACTTTGTATTATGCAGTAACTTCGGAGAAGAAAACTACATTAGGTGCTACTGAAATTCAAATTGCTTCTTCTAGAACAAACGCATCATCACAAACACCACTGACAATTACCAGTTATGGTGGTCAACAACTTAGAATTGAAAGTAGAGTTTCTGATAAAGAAGCAGGTGAATTAGGACACCCAATTCAATGGGATCCAAATCAAAATCAATGGTTTGTACATGTCAATGCATCTAGTGAACTTTATACTTATATCAATGGTCTTACAACTCCAGAAACAGAAATTTCCTATGTTTTAAGAAAAGAAGATGATAGAAGCTTAGATGAAAAGATTTACAAATTTCGATATGTTATTCCTAAGGAACTTGCAAATGGTAGAGATCCAAGTGAAGGATTTATTATTCAGGATTCAAGTTCAACAACAGTCAGAGAAAATTCAGATTTCTCATTAACAACTTTATCCAAATCAGATTATGATTTTGATCGTAATCCAAGATTCTTAACAACTTGTACATTTAGTTCTGGAACTGCGTCAGTTACTGTCAGAGCAGATTCTACTCACGATTTGAGAGTTGGTGATAAAATTATAGTCACAAATGCTCAGAGTACAACCAATACTGACGGAACAAAGAATCTTGGATATAATGGAACATTTACAGTTTCTTCAATTACTGATGATAAAACTTTCTCATATAGTTCTACTGATATATTTGGAGTAACTCATAATCCAGGAACATTTACTAGTAATACAAACAATAGAACAAAAGATCTTCCTAGATTTACCAGATCTGATGTTAATGATAATTTCTATGTTTATAGGGTAGAAGTTATTACGCCATACATTTATAATGTGCAAGATGGTGTCTATTACTTGTATGTTCTTAATTCTGGAAATCCAGTTCCAATAGAATTTACTGATTTTAAATATTCTCAAAGAGTATCTGATCTTTATCCCCAACAAGATAGGGATAACTATAATGATAATCCAGCAGCAACAAAAACGTTCGCAAAGAGACATCCAAAAGGAGATGTTTCTACAAATGATTTGAAGAGAAGTATTACAAGAGAAACACTTGATAAGTTTGTTGATACATTCTCTCATGGTAGAAAAATTATTTCTGTTTCAGATTCTGGAACTGCTGCAACACTTACTTTTGATGGTGAGCATCAATTAAATGGTCTTAAAGCATATACAACACTTAATGGTGGATCTGGGCACACAAATGGTACTTATTACAATGTAAGATTGTTCAATAGCAATGCCGCACCATCATCAGCGGTTTGGGACGGTGCAACTGCAAATGTAACCGTAAGTGGTGGTTCTATTACTGCTGCGACACTTGTTGAAGCAGGATCTGGATATACGAATGGTGAACAATTATACTTTGATAGTAGTGCCATTGGTGGAACTCCACAAGCAAATATTGTAATTAATAGTGTTGGTATTGCAACCGCAGTTGATAGTTATGTACAAGTCACTGGTATTGGAACAACTGCTGGCGGATATTTTAGAATTACCAATGCATCCAATAAGAGTGCAATTTCGATTGCAAAAACAGCAGGAGATCCTCTGATTGTTGCTAATCAGTATGCATTTAACATTGGACCAGCAATTACAATTTTACAAACTAATTATGACAGCACTACTACTATTGCAACATATCAATCACTTAGTTCTCCTCATGGACTACTAGCAGGAAATGCTCTCACAATATTAGATAACAATAATAATAATCTAGGTGATTATATTGTTAATAATATCAATAGTGTTAATGAATTTACCATAAAAACATCAAGATCACTAGAAGGTGCTAGATGGTTAATGAAGCATGGTATGTCTGCAAACAGTGCAAGCGCAGACAATCTTGGTGAAAATCTTGGTGTAAGATCTCTTGGAATCTATGATAATGAAGTTTTAATTCTTGGAGAAACAATTATAAGTGATGAAGAGTTTATTGTAGATCTTCCAGGTGCTGGCATTGGAACCGCAGCAAGATTCCCACTAGGATCTTACATTCAGATTGATAATGAAATCATGCGAGTTAAGAGTACCACTCTTACTGGTGCAGGATCTAATGAACTTCAAGTTATTCGTGGTTCAATGGGAACCATCATTGAATCTCATAGTAGTGGATCTTTAATCAAAAAGATTAGATTAACTCCAATTGAATTCCGCAGACCTTCAATTGTTCGCGCTTCTGGACATACATTTGAATATCTTGGATATGGTCCTGGTAACTATTCAACAGGTCTTCCACAAGTTCAAGTTAAAACTCTAAATGAGAAAGAAGATTTTCTTGCACAGGCACAGGAAACTTCTTGTGGATCTGTTCTTTACACTGGTATGAACAGTGATGGTGATTTCTACATCGGAAACACCAAATATTCAGCACAATCTGGTGAGCAAACAACATTTGATGTTCCGACACCAACAATTACTGGTGAGGATCCAAATCGTCTAAGTGTTGTATTTGATGAAGTTATTGTTAAAGAAAGAATACTTGTAGAAGGTGGAAACTCTGGTCAAATTCTTTCACAATTCCAAGGACCTGTCACCTTTAATGGTGACGTTAGAATGAATCAGCAATTGATTCTCAATAACAATTTAAGAGTTATTGGAGTTGTCGATTTTAAAAATACAACAGAATCTGTAAGTTGCACAACTGGTGCTTTAATTGTTGCTGGTGGTGTCGGTATTGCAAAGAGATTAAATGTTTGTGGAGATGTTAAATTCAGTTCCATAACACCATCCACATCATCTTCAACTGGCGCTTTAACAGTAACTGGTGGCGTAGGAGTTGGTGGAAGTGTTACCATTGGTGGTCATTTGAATGTTGGAACTTATGCAATAGTTGGTAGTGATCTTTCGGTATCTAGAAATTTAAATGTGACTGGACTGTCAACATTTACTGATACTATTGATGCAAATGGTGGCGCCTTTATTGATAATATTAGAATTGGAATTGCTGGCGATAATGAAATTGACACTTCCACTGGAAATCTAACGATTGATTCTGCTGGTGGAACCACAACACTTGATGATAATGTCTCAATTACTGGAACTCTGAGTGTCAATGGAACTACAACAATTTCAGGAGATCTGCGTGTAACTGGTGACATTACAGCATTCTTTACTTCTGATCAAAGATTTAAAGATAATATCACTCCTATTGAAGATCCACTTGCAAAAGTTCTTTCAATCAGTGGCAACACATATGAATGGAATGAAAAGTCTGGTAAAGAAGGTCATGATGTTGGCGTAATTGCACAGGAAGTTTTGGAAATTCTTCCAGAAGCAGTGACTACAAGAGATAATGGTTACCTTGCAGTTGATTATCATAAAATAGTTCCTCTGTTAGTTGAGGCAATTAAAGAACTTTCTCAGAAAGTTTCTGATCTACAAGACAAACTCAACAAATAAATAACTAAAAACCAACAAGATGGCGAATATTAGGAAGCAGTTTAATTTTCGTAATGGCGTTCAAGTTGATGATGACAATCTAGTCGTAAGTCCACTTGGACTGGTTGGAATTGGAACGACAATTCCAACCGAAGTCTTAGATATTCGTGGAACAGCAAAAGTTGTCGGTCTAGTAACTGCTAGTCAAATTTATACACCAAATTTAACCGCTACTAATCTAACAATTGATAGTTTGGTATTGGGAAATTCCATCATTGGTGGTGGTGTTAGCATTGGTAGTGGAATTATAACTGCTTCTGGAACAGGTGTTGTCACATATTATGGTGATGGTGGAAGACTAAGTAACTTACCAACATCTCAGTGGTTAGATAGTGATGTTGGTCTAGGATTTACAAGCATTTATGCTCAGGGATTCGTAGGAATTTCTACAAACGATCCAAGATATCCTTTCCAAGTTGGTGGTACAAACAACCTTGCAACATTTACTGATGGGGTTGGGATTAATTCGAATGGAAATATCGTTGCAACTGGTATTGTTACTGGTGGAAAATTTGCTGGTATTGGATCAGATTTAACTGGATTAAACGCTTCCAATATTGCTTATGGAACAATTGATAATGATAGAATTCCTATCTTATTGAATTCAAAAATGCCAGCAAACATTAGTGTTTCTGGCATTATTACTGCATCTGGTGGATTTATCGGAACAGTTGCTGGTACTCTTTATGGTAATGTAATTGGAGATGTTACTGGAAACTTAACTGGTAACGTTATTGGAATTGCTTCGACAGCAAGATCTTTAATTGGAAATCCAAATATAGTAGTTAATAACGTTACTGCAACCTCAATTGCAGTAACAAGTATAGTAAATGTAACTAGCATTGGATCAACAAATATCAATTTAACTGGTGTTGCAACCGCACCTAGATTTAATATTGGCGTTGGTGGGACTACTTTAACTTTAACTTCTAGTAGTTCTGTTGGAAAAATTGGAATTGGATCTGCTATTCCAACAAAAGAAATAGAAATTGTTAAAAATGGATCTGCAAGTATTGAACTAGTAAGCACAGTCATTTCTAGTCTTATACTTGGACAGCAAACAACAACTGGTATTGGTGTAGGACAAAGCACCGCTGTTATCAGATTCGGAAATTATCCCAGAACATTTGATTTAATTAATGGTGATCAAGGAGATTTTAATTACTATCTACATACAACTCAACCAGTTGCTGGAATTACAACTGGAAGTTTCAACTGGATCTATGGACAAAATAATTTAGAGTTAATGACTCTAACTTACGGTGGCAGATTGGGACTTGGAAATACAAATCCAGACAATACACTTCATGTTGTTGGAACTTCTACTGTAACTGGCAATTCTTGGTTTGGTGGAAATGTAGAAATTTCTGGAAATTTAAGTGTTAATGGTTCTCTTTCTGGTAATATTTTTGCATTACAAGCACAGCAAGTCTATGCAACATCAGGTGTTTCAACTTTTTATGATATTACAATCGGCAATAATGCATTTGTTGCTGGATCTATTGGTATTGGAACAACTGTACCAACTGCAGGTATAGATGCAAGAGGAAATCTTGCACTATTTGGAAATATAGGAATTGGAACAACAACAACATCCAACTCTTTAAGAGTAGTTGGAACTAGTGTATTAGAAAGTGTTGCAATTGGCAATACAAGTGGATCTTTTGGCAGTACACTTGGTGTTTTTGGTGGTATAACACTACTAGATTCAACCGTAATTTCTGGAATTAACAGTACAATTGTTGTTTTAGATTCAACTTGTGCGATAGGAGTTGGAACAACATCTTATCGTGCCGCTGTTGATTTTGCAGACGCTGGAAAAAATAACTTTGGTGGTGACAATGCCTTTATGCTTCCACCGTGCTTAACAACATCAGAAAGAGTTGGATTAGCGACAGTTGAAGGTGCATTTATTTTCAACACGGACACTAAAAAATTCCAAGGATATACTGGTGTAGCTTGGACTGATTTCCACTAAAATAAAAAGAGGTAGTGATTAATGTCAGTTTCAGTAGTAAAAGCAGGTCCTTATTTTTCTAGCGGTTCTATTTCTTTTTCAAGTTTAAGAACTAATTTTAAGGAAACAAGTGGTGGTCAAATTAGTGCATCAGAACTTAGAAGAAATACTAACACATCAGAATCAAATCCAATAGTTCCAGATTCAACTGAAAATGAACAAATTTCTACTGGATCTAATCTGAGTATATCTCAATTTAGAAACTCAATTAAAAGATATTTTGCCACTCAAACTGGCACCGATGATAACTCTTCATATTCAGAACCTGGATTTAGAATGGGTAGGTTAGATCCTAATAATAGAGGAATTGATTGGTCTGGTGGAGGATTTAATGGTAGAGATGGGCAAGGTGGCGGAACAACTGGAAATCTGACAAAAAATGTTCAAAAATTTATTTCAATCAATGGAACCTGTGGCAGTGTTCGAGATGGGCAACCTGGCGCACAATTATCTCCATTAGTTATTGTCCATAATGTCAGAATGACAGTTAATGGAACAATAATGGGATATGGTGGTAGAGGTGGTGGAAATGGGGGTCCAGATCCATCAGGTGAGTCTGGTACTTCTGGATTAAATCTTGGAAATGTTGGAAATAACAATACAATCACCGTAAACTCTGGTGGAAAAATTTATGGTGGTGGTGGAGGAGGAGAAAGAGGAAGAACTGGTAATAAGGGACAAGATGGAGAATGTTTATATACAGCAAGCACATCTGGATGTGGAGGCGCACCAGGATGTCCTAGTGGATATAGTCAGACTTCTACAACTGATGGTGGAGATTGTAATTGTAGAAATATATGTACCGGTAGAGATAGACGAAGAACTTGTAATAGATATTGTAGTAAAATTCTAATTAGAAATTGTCAACAAAGAACCTTCCCACAAGGTGGAGCAGGTGGAATCGGTGGTAGAGGAGGGAATGGAAGAGGATATAACAATCAAGGAGGAGAATTGTCTGGACAACTAGGAGAACAGGGTGCGCCACCATCAATTCCTGGTTCAACAGTATCAACTTCTAACTTCAGTTATAACTGGACAACTGATGGTGATGATGCATTCTTAAATGTTAGCGGTGGTGGTGGATTAGGTTATTGTTTTATTTCAGTAAGATTGTACACAAATGATGATCCAAATGATGCTGGTACTTCTTATGACAACATACGTATTAGAGATGGTTCTAATACTAATTCTCCAGTTCTAAGAGAATGGTCATTCCAGAGTTCTAGGGACGATGAATATACAATCAGACAAGCCACTGCAAAATCATACAGAATTACAATCAATGGAAATCCAAGACCAGTACAAATTGACGGAAATAGAGTTAAACTACGCGATTTTGATGGTGATGATACAAATGCTTATATTGAAGTTCGTCAACTAAGACAAACTAGTGTAAGTTCTGGAAGTTGTCCTGGTGGAACAGTAATTAGAGAAGCGCAACGAGGTGAAGATGGTGAGAATGGTGGATCTGGTGGTGATTGGGGACAGGATGGTGGTAGCACCAACAATAGTGGAAATGGTGGATCAAGAGGTAAAGCAATCTCTGCAGAAAATACTAGATACAGTGTTGATAATAGAGGTGATATTAAAGGCGATATTTATTAAGCACTCTAAATATTTTTAGTTATTGATTTGAAAATGACAGAAGAGAAAAAGTATCCTTCATTACCAGAGCAAGGAAAAAATCTTGCCAAATTTACGTGGGATTTACTCAATTATATCACAAATAATGAGGAAAAAGTTCTATTTGTAAAAGATGAGGTCTACAAAGAGAGAGTTTCTATTTGTAGATCTTGTGACAAATACGATGAACTAGAAAATCGTTGTACGGAATGTGGTTGTTATATTCCAGGAAAGGCAAAGATTATTATAGATTCTTGTCCTCTTGATAAGTGGGGAGTTGATTCAACAAGCTGGGAAGAAAAGTTTACAGACATTCAAAAAGATATGGGGCTTGACAACACCCCATAATTACCAGTAGAATCTCTTTGTTGCCGTTGAAGAGAAGGAATGAGATTCAGCTTAGCTATTGGTAATCCTCCATATGGTGTTGGTGGTAATCTTGCTATAAAGTTCTTGAATAAGACTGCTGAGATTACTGATAATATAAGGTTTGTATTACCAACTTCTGTACGCAAACCTTCTTCTTTAAATAAAATCTCACTTAATCTTCATTGCACTTATGATGAAGATTGTGATCCTAAATCTTTTCCTGGTGGTATCAGTGCGGTATATCAGAAGTGGGAACTTAAATCTGAAAAGAGAGAAAAGATTGAACTTTTAAGAACTCATCAAGATTTTGAATTTCTTCCCTATGAAAGGAGATTTGAAGCAGATGTATTTGTAGGTGAGTATGGATGTGGACCTAGTGGAAGAGTTAAAACTGAGAACTTTACTCATTATGCAAAGGGACATCACTTTCTTAAAGTTCTTTCACCAGATGTAATACAAAATCTCATCGAGTTTGCACCCATGTTTAGAGAGGTTGCAAATCAGTGTAATGGACGGTATCATTTTGGTAAGAATGATCTAATCTCGACGTATGTGAGGTGTCTAGAAGAGAAGAATGGCAAAGAATAAACACAATCAAGATGTTGGGTCGAGTATTGAAAGATCTGATGAAAGAATCAAAGAAACCCAAGAAGTTTTTACTCCACAAGAACTTGTAGAGAGAATGATTGATGATATTGATATCAAACTCTTACAAGATCCTAGTAGCACATTTATCGATAATTCGGCAGGATCTGGAAACTTTCTTGTTGGTTTGAAAAAAAGACTATTACAATATCATACAGAAGATCATATTCTCAATAATATGCTTTATGCTGTTGAAATGATGGGTGATAATCACTCAGAACTATGCGCTAGACTTGGAGTTTCAACCGATCATCCACATTATGTGTGTGCTGATGCTCTTACCTACGATTATTCTTTTGGAGAACCAGTGGGATTGTACCAGTTCTTCTAGTGTCACAAGGGGGCTTGGTCTCCCTTGTTTTTTGCTGTATAATAGATGTATTGAAACGCATGATGATGATTCAACTTCGCCCCCACCAGCAACGTGCTCTGGATGCCCTTGCCAAGTACCTGAAAGGGCAAGTGATTATCCCAACTGCCGGTGGCAAGACTAATGTTGCTATCTTTGATGCTATGCGTGAGTTTCAATCTGATGCTCCTAAGACCATTGTAGTGGTTGCTCCTCGCATTCTGCTTGCTGAGCAGTTGTCTGCTGAGTTTTTGGAGTTTATCACTAACGTTGCCGTGCTGCACGTTCACAGTGGTGAAACTCATCACATCAGCACGACCAAACCTTCTGAGATCTACAACTGGTCCCGTCGTGCTTACAAGCATCAACTGATCTTCACCACCTACAACTCTCTACAACGTCTGCAACAGGCAGATATTCACGTCGATACTATCTACTTTGATGAAGCACATAACAGCGTTCAGCGTCACTTTTTTCCAGCAACCGAGCACTTTGCTTCTACTGCTAACCGCTGCTACTTCTTCACTGCTACTCCTAAGCATTCTGCTACTATTTCCAAACCTGGCATGAATGACGCTGCCGTTTATGGCAATGTGATTTGCAATGTTCCTGCTCCTGAACTGGTGGAAGGTGGTTTCATTGTTCCTCCTAAGGTTGTGGTGCAGCAGTTTGAGATGCTCGGTAAGGGTCAGATCGTTGCTGATGTTGACTGTGAGAATCTGATTCAGACCATCGATGCTCAGGAAGTGGGTAAGGTTCTGATCTGTTCTAAGGCAACCAAACAGATTCAGAATCTGGTTTCTCAGACTGATTTCTGTAAGCAACTGGAAGAGCGTGGTTTCTCTTGGATGTATATTACTTCCAAGACTGGTGCTGTGATTGATGGTCAGAAGGTTAATCGTGAGGTGTTCTTTGACACTCTGAGTGCTTGGGGTAAGGATGACTCTAAGAAGTTTGTTGTTCTGCACCACAGCATTCTCAGTGAGGGTATCAACGTTTCTGGTCTGGAAGCGGTGCTGTTCATGCGTTCTATGGACTATATTGGTATCTCTCAGACCATCGGGCGGGTGATCCGCCTCCACAAGGACGATGCAGAGGGTCTCAGCAGCGGCAGGATCGCCCCTGGTGCCGTTGAAACCTACACCAAGTCCTTTGGGTTGGTCTGCATCCCTGTCTACTCTTCTGTGGGCGTTAGCACCGCCCGTAAGGTGCAAGCGGTGGTGGACACCGTGTTCAATCAAGGATTGCCAGCCATCAGCGTTGTCAAACGCTAATTCTCAATCACTATTAAATTAAAATGAACCTTACAGATTTTATTACTACTACATTTACAAATCCTAATTCAACTAAAAGAACTAAAATTCTCAACGAATGTATTTTAGATGAGTTCAAGAAAGATAATCCACAATATGCAATGTTAAATTGGAAATATGAATGTAAATTGCGAGACAGTTATAATTTAAAAAATAAGGACGAAAATGGTAATTGGGATGGAACGTGGTCATTTCATAAAAAATATGGATTTTTTCAGGTAGATATTGCTGGTTTTGATGATAATAATATTCCAAAAATTGTTATTCTGAATAAATCGCTTAACAATAATATTCTTCAAAATATTTTTAACTATCCAAATACCACTCTTGGAGAAGCAGATCGTCTTCTTTTAGGTCCTCATAGGAATGACATTGAGCAATTATTTTTTGTTACAATTTATCCAAATAAAACACCTTATTTTTATGAGGGTGGTAAAATTAAAAGAATTGAAAACGTAGTTGAAAGAATGAAATGGGCTGATGCGAGTGAAATGCTTTATGAAAAATATGGTGACAAAATTAAACTTGTGGTGTATACTTATGATATCAATGATTTAAGTCAATATACACACAAATCTCAATTTCAACAAGGAATTACTATTTCCAATTTGCAGAAGTATGAATCAGATTTTTCAAGGCGATTGTATTCAGATTATGTCCACACTTCCTGATGGTTGTGTGGATATGGTCTTTTGCGATTTACCCTATGGAACTACCCAGAATGATTGGGATTGTTTGATTCCATTTGATCAGTTGTGGGATCAATACCATCGTGTTGTAAAGGAGAATGGTGCTATTGTTCTCACTGCACAACCACCTTTTGATAAGGTGCTTGCCTGCTCTAACTTGAAGTATTTTAAGTATGAGTGGATCTGGGAGAAGAATAAGGCAACTGGACACTTAAATGCCAAGAAGATGCCTATGAAAGCACACGAAAATGTGCTGGTGTTTTACCGTAAACTGCCAACATACAATCCCCAGATGACACATGGACATAAACCGATGAATGCGGTGCTACCGAAGGACCAGTTGCCCCCTCCCGACAGAAAACGCAATTATAATCATGTTGAGAAACGTCTGGGAAATCCTGGTGGTGGAACTACACGATATCCCCGTGATGTTCTGCAATTTCCTGTTATTAACAACGATGATCCGTTGAAATTTCATCCAACACAGAAACCTGTACCCCTTATTGAATATTTTATCAGGACATATAGTAACGAAGGTGATGTAATTCTGGATAATTGTATGGGTTCTGGGTCAACAATTATTGCCTGTAAGAATACAAATCGCCAGTATATCGGCATTGAGAACGATCCAGAGTATTTTGAAAAAGCACGGGAGTGGGTGGAGACCTATGACAAAATTGATCCCTTTGTGACAGATGAAGAAGTGGCACAACCCATTATGAATCCACTGCTCTCTGCACTAAAATAACAAAGTAATCAGGAGAAATCCAATGCGCTGCAAAGTTCAACTTTTCGTTGCTGGTAAGGTCTTCGATGAGATCGTGGAAGCACGTGATTATCAGGATGCAAAGAGAACTGCACTTGCTCGTAATCCCAGTGCAAAAGTAATCGGTGTAACTGCGGTATTCGGATGACTGAAAAGTTTTTAAAACCTTTTATTCCCTCTCCTGGTATTTTAAGTTCTAAACCAGGAGATCCAGAAGGGTATGTAACCAAGGATGGAATGTGGGCAGCAGTTCCTTTTGGTAAAAAATTTGTCATTGTGCATAATGGGCAGCAAGTTCATGTCGCTAACAATTACAAAGCAGCAAGAACTTATATCTCAAAAGAAATCAAATCTGCCAAAAGAGCAGCAACAACACTAGAAAAGTTTCTATGAAACTTCTACCAATTCTCTTTCTACCATTTATTTCTTTACCTACACAAGCAATCACGTGGGATCAATTTTGGGCACCATTTACATATGATCGATCTTATTATAGAGAATATATTCCAATTTGCAGGGAACGCATTGTTCACGAAGAATATGTTCCTGGTAATCGGTGGAGATCTGGTTATGTTAGGAGGTGGACAGAAGTTGTAAGAGTTCCTTGTGACCCTTATTAAATAGTACAACTACAACAAAAATTATGGACAAAGAAGAAAAACGTCACCGTGCTCTGGGACTTTTTGTAGAGAGTGTTCTAAAACCAGATCACGAACTTCGTCAATGTGCCCATAATCAAAAATGTTACAATGAACTCCTTGAATGGAGACAAGAAGTGTTAGACTATCTAAACTCACGTAGAGAGCAGGAGTTTAGTGAATGACTTCTTATTACATATGGATATTACTTTTTACAGTGGTCGCTTATCTGATTGTAACGGATAATAGCGTTGCTGCTGCTTTTTATTATCTCACAAAGTTAGCAAAATCTAACTTTGAAAAACAAAAGTGGTGGATTCTCAATAACCCACGTAATCCTGTGGTAAAATATCTAATGTGGCGTCGTTCTATGAAACTCGCAAAAGAGTTGATGAACGAATACAAAAATAAATAACCCTATATCTGGTAATACATATGCTCTCTACACAATATCGCCTGCGCCTTGAAGCAATCTGTGAAAAGATTGTTCTTCATGAAGAGGTGAGTTTAGAAGATATGATTTGGTGTGAGAAGTTAGCAAAATCAAATCGTTCTGCTGGAACTATGCTTCGTCAGGCAAGACGTAAGGCAGAAAATCCTAATATGGATGAGATGGATGACTTTCTAAATGCAATGGATATTGGTGGTCTGGGGCATGAAAGATTTGGTAAAAGATCTTTTGAAAGTGTAGATGATATGATAGACTGGTGGACGGAAGAAAAACCAGATGATTGGAGACAAAGGGATTGATATGAAACCTAACTTTCGTAAAGTATTGGAGATGGCACTTGAAGAAGGTGTTCGATTTGGATACAATCGTGTCCATAAACATGTAGAAAATCCGCACGAAGATGCTGTGGTTGATTGTGTAGTTGAGAGTGCTATGAACTCTCTGTATGAATGGTTTGATTTTGAGGATGAGCATAAAAATGACTGATAGAGCACAAGAGTTTATGAATGCAGTATGGCAGCGCAGAAACGAAGGTGCTGATACTGAGGAAAAATTGGTTGCAGCAATTCTTTCACTTGCTGCTGAAAATGTGAAGTATTACAATGCTCAAAACGACATGATAGTCTTGGATAAGAATGATATGTTACAACTTGCTCAGGAACTTGTACAATGAACTTAATTAAATTCAATAAACGCAAATTTTTGATTAAGTATAATCATCGTGAAGACTTTGGACACGAATGGTATATTCAGATTATCAATATCAAGCGTTGGAGTTTGATTCAAGCATCTGTAAGTTGGAATGATTATCCATCTTGGCCTTATCTACAAATCAAGTCTGGATCTGGTGATGTATTGAGTATTCTATTTTGGGCATATAAGTTTGGATTTGATATTGATTTTATCTCCCGTACTTGGAATTGGGATCATTTGGAGGAACTAGATGAAGACGAAACTGAACTGGTTTGAGTATTATTTTGGACACTGTTTCCAGACTGGTTGGAGAGAGATCTGGAACAACTTTAAGATGTGGAGAGATCTCATCAGTGGAAACTATGCTGATTATGCTCTGTTAAAAACTGATGATCCGTATGAAGAATGTTATCAGTGGTTCTGGTGTAGCATCAATATGGATGAAACATATCCAAAAGAGTTTCTAGAATATCTGATGGAAATGTGTGACAGAATTGATCGGGGTGAAGAGAAATTGATTCCATTGGATGAAGATTTCTTTGATAGAATAAAAGAACTTACTGATGGTGTGGAGTTAAATGATGAAGACTTTACCTGATAAGAAAGCATTGGATATTATGTGGACAGTGGCAACGTCGTCCAGTATAGAAACTGGTACACGACCCCATTACGGGTTTGCCTACCTGTTGTATGATTACCTCACAGACAACCTCAAAAACAAGTATGGAGTCGAACTCTGCTATGAACCTCAAAGAGAAGAAAGCACTACTCAAGAAACTTGAAACCGTTGGAACCACCTGTATGGATTGTGGACAAAAGTATGGTGTCTATTCAGTCGGTTGTTCATCTGTCTGGAATGGTAAGTGTGGTGTTTGTGGCGAAGACAAACGTGTAACTGAAAGTCGTGACTTTGCTTATTTTATCACTGGTATTCGCAAACTGAAACTGGAAATCCAAAATGAGAAAAATCAAAGTAAAACCAATAAGCAGCAAGGCGAAGAACCGTCTTGCTAACCTTATGGATAATAATCCTGTCTGTATTGTAGAACAGGACACTGGTGATGAGTTGTTTTTAGCATCAGAAAATCGTAAATACTTTTTCTGGATTAGCACTCGTACTGGTACTAACCGTTTTGGTGACAAATCTGACGCACATTGGGAGGTTATTGAATGAGTTTTTCTAAGACTGTTTCTGTTGTTGCTGCACTTGCAAGTATTTTCAGTGTTGGTGTGGCAAGTTGGAAAATGTCTGAAGAGATTAAAAAGGAACAAACTAATCCTCTTGAAGAAAAAATTCAACAACTTGAAAAGCAACTTGAAGAAGCAACGACACAAAAACCAGTTGAGCAAGTGGCACCAGCTCCACAAATAATCGCACCACAACCTGTTATAGTACCACCAGTAACACCATCACCACCTCCTCCTCCTGTTCCCGAAAATGACACTCCTTGATACACTTGAATACTTCATTGATGATACTCAGGCACATCTTTCTGATATTGAATGGGAAATCCGTGAAGAAACAAACTATGATGATGATGGACATCAGGAACGCATGGAACAGTTCTGTGAAGAGTATGATGAACACAAAGAACGACTAGAAGATCTTAAAACCATCAAATCTATTATTGGGGCACAAAAATGACTTACGACCAACTCTATGAGCACATTACCTTTTATGTTGCTCAAGAACTTGATACCAAGCGTAAATCGTGTCTCATCCTTGGTGCTGTTATGGAGTTTATGCTTGATTGCCTTGATGAAGGTGTAGACCCACGAACACTTGATATGACTGGTTTTGTGAACGAAAAACTTGATGAATTGGAGGCAGTAAAATGAGCGGCGGACATTTTGGTTATTGTGGATACGATTACTACAAGGTGGCACAGTTTGCTGATGAGTTGGAAGAAGAAATCCAAAACAACGGTAAAGGCAAATATGAAGATAGAACTTATGGTCAGGAATGGTATCCAGATCACGAACCAGAAGTGATTGAGTATCTGAAAGAACAACTTCCCAAGATGCGTAAGATGGCAGAGATCATGAGACATATTGACTATTTGTATAGTGGCGATCACGGTGATGACAGTTTCATGGAGCGTGTGAAGGAAGTAGAAGAGGAATACAAGGACACTTGAATAACTGGCACAGGGCATCTTCACAGGTGCCCTTTTTGTCGTATAATAACTTCAGTTCAAACAAACCGATGACCACCATCACTCAAGAGCACTGGGACACACTCTATACCAAACTCTATGAGGCATATGAAGAGTGCAGTAAGAACTATGATGAGACTTACCGACAAATGATCGGTCAAGTTCTGGATCACATGATCTATAACAAACCTTATTTGAACATCAAATGATCAGAACAATTCTCAATCAGTTTCCTGCTCGCTATGGATCTTATTCTGCTGAAGGTAACAAGATCCGCCGAACATTCTCCAACGGTTTTAGTTACATCGTAGAAGAATGTAAGTCACCACAAGAAGCACAACGCATCGTAAGTGACCTCAACTATCTTACAGACAAATGATTGTAATTATTACAGGTAGTTTTATTTCTTTAATCATCTGTAGTATTCTTTTCAAACTTGACGGACTAAATGACATTCAAAACGATGACTGAAACTAAAACCTATCCCTACCTCAAATACATTCCACATCTTGTTGCAATTCGGTTGATTGTGCTTAGTCCCTTTGCGATTGCACAAGCAACGGCAGAATTTATCTCCAACTCTTTGGACAAAGTGTGTCATAAGATTGATAAATTTCTCCCATCACCTTATATTGAAAAGCAAGTAGAATGGGATCAGTTGCCTAAACGAAATCAAAAAGCGATTGAACAACTTGCAAAAGCACGGGACACTACCAAAGAACGAATTCTCATTCAAACTGTGAAACCATGACTAAATCATTACCACAAAAAACACACGCAGAGACACTAATTAAGGTCACAGAAGAATACACTCTACGACCCAAATCAGGTGATCGTGCTCGTGTATGTATTGCTACTCTTCAGTATCTGCTGGACAACTTTGCTTATGATCTTGAACCTAGAGATGATTGGGATAGTGGTATTTCTGGGCAATATGTAGATACTATGGACATTCATCATCTTATTTACCAACTGCAAAAACTGAAATGAACTACCTCTGCCTTGTTGATGGTGTCGTAGAATACGGCAGCACAGACCTCTACCAATTCAATCATTATCGTATGATGTATTATGAAGACCACAAAGATGCTGAAAATGTAGAGTATCTTGTGCTGACTGATGAAGCATACAACGAAATGTTCCCTTGTGAGGATGAAGAATGACCTACCTCATCACCTATGACTATAAAAACGATTTGGAACAACGACACCAACGACACAAAACGATGCAGATGGCTATTGCGACTGCTAATCTTCTGATTGCTCACGGAGATTATGTGATTGATAGTATTACTACTGAATATGGTGAAGAAGAATGACTAACGAAGAACTCACAGTATCAAATGAATTCACCACATTTGTAAGAATTCAACTTGACCACGAACAAAAGCAACAACTCAATCGTTATCTAAATCTCCATTATCTTAATGATGTAAATTGTAATGAGTATGATGAGAACTTCAAACTTGTTCCCAAATACCCAGAGAAAGAAACAGAAGAGTTCAAAAATGCTATGTGGAGAGCAAATATGGTTCACGATTATCAAGTTAAAGTTGTGTATGATGTAAATGGTAAATGTAAATTGGAGTTGCTATGAACTACGAAACTGAAATCATAGATGGACGCAAAGCAGTTGTCCGTCATTTCTTTGAACCACACGAAATCCAAGTGGGTTCTCGTTGGGCACGAGCAGATGAATCCAAAGGTTATGTAACTGTTGAGGGTTTCAATTATTATGGAAGCACAAATCCTTATGATTGGGATGTTGTGTATTCTTGGGAAGAGAACGGTGTAAAGAAAACCTGGCAAAAGGAAATGTTTATTTTTCAAACCAAATATTGCCTGATTGTAGAATGAAACTCTTCCAATACGATAAAAAAGTTTGGGAAGGTGGTGAAACCTCACACACTTGGCAGTTTGGTATTCTCAAAAATCATTCACTTCTGTGGGTGAATTATGAGAACCCCAGTTGTCAAGTTTATCCTTCTGGTGGTTTTCATATCCTATTCTCATTTTTTACTTCTTCTTTGTTTGGAGTAGATTTTCAGGTTGGTGATGTTGATTTGAGTTTTAATTTGTTGTCTGATTACTTTGAAGGGTGGGATGAATGACTGACCTTGAACGACTACAAGCATACGATGAGGAACTCTCGAAAGTTATGCCGAAAGATTATAAGGATTGGCACCAGAACTCAAAGGATGAGAGACCCGAAGTTGCCCGTTGGGTAATTGAGAACCTGCGAAAAGACCGTGAATGGTGCTATGAGGTAATGGATAAACAAGCACTAAAAATCAAAGAACTTGAAGAACAAATTGAATATCTTGAATGGCGTGCTTATGGTGAGGAATGATGACTGACTCAGCATACAAAGTTTGGGAAGCATTCAAGGCAGAATTGATTGTGGAACCCACAGATGATATGAAGGAAGCACTGGCATCGGCAATCCGTGAGGTTGCTGACCAACTCTACTTTGACCCTGTTG